TTCACCGGGAACCACGGTTACACCGGTTTGCCCAGACGCTTTAATTATTAAATTATAAGTAGCGTCAGCATTAATAATGACGTAACGCCGATTAGAACTTGGGGCCGTAATGGTTGAGTTTGTTGCTAGGCTTGAAACTTTAATCGCACCATACTGTGCAGAGCTTGCAGCAATATTGGTTGCCGAAGAGTCACCTGTGGAATTTGATAACGATAACGCACCAGCCGTAAAGTCTGAACTTGTTAACGAAGTCATTCCCGCAACAGCAATGTCAATATATTGCGTTAGACCGTTGTTGGTCGTATCGCCCCAAGTACCAGATTCCGTACCCGTTACCGGGAGGGGAAGATTTAAGAGGGTAGTGCGATTAACAGTCATAGCATCACCTTAAGTCGTAATGGGTGTCCAGTTAGCTGTTTGAGAGTCATTGATCTGCGTCCAACCAGCACTTTGTGAATCATTAATATTTTGCCAATTAGCGGTCTGTGAGTCATCAATGAGTTCCCACAAAAGCCCACCTAGGATTGCATCAAGCGCAGTAGCCGCTTCAGACACCGCTACATTATAATTACCATTTACCTCGGTAGTATCAGCTATCGAAGCAGTTTCCGCAACAACACCGCTCAAGTCTACAGTAACCGATACGGCATCTGCACCGAGAGAAGATTCATCGACCGAGGCAAAAAGCGTAACCCCACTCAGAATGCTATCTATGCCTGCGGTTGACTCTTGAATATCACTTGAAACAACGTTATTAGCAACAATAGCGTCAACAGCAGAAGCTGTTTCACTTATATCAAAAGGTATAGCCCCGCCCCAAACGCCACTGCCCCAAGGACCAGACCCCCAAGCCGCACCACTTAAAAATTCCGTATCGGTTGTGTCTTGCGCCGTTGATGTTTCTGATATGACATTATCAAAAGAAACACTTACCGAAATAGCATCAACGCCAAGAGCTGCCTCATCGACACTTGCCACAAGCGTATAAGTCGCCGTGATCTGATCTGCGCCTGTTGCCGCCTCAATAACCTGTGCAAGGAATGTCCCTGCTGATTCAACTGCATCTGCGCCGCTAGCCGATTCTGAGATCGTGCTTTGGTAGGCTAAGGATGCGTCAATAGAATCTGTTCCCGTCGCTGTTTCTACAATATTCGGGTTGACTGTAAGACTTGCGTCAGTTGTATCTGCTCCCGCCGCTGTTTCTGCAATGTCCGTGCTTAAGGTTATGTTTGCAGAGGGTGCGTCAGTACCTGTGGCCGTTTCTTGAGTTTCGGCGTTTAATGTGGCATTTGACGTTATTTGATCCGCACCCGATGCCGTTTCCGCAGCAACAAGATTAAAAATATATTCAGACGTTACAGTCTCAGACGCCGTTGCTGTTTCTTCTGTGGTGGCGTTAAGTGTGGCAAGTGAGCTTATTACATCTGTACCCGTAGCCGTTTCAGCTACTACTGCTAGCGCAGTGAGGGTTGTATCTAGTAGATCGGTGCCGGTCGCTGTTTCGTTGACCTGTCCGTCAAAATTAGGTGTTACTGCGCCTGCGGTACTCGCATACGGGGTTTGTGCATAGGCGCTGAAACCGAACACATTTTTACCTTGTTATCTCGGTCCAAGAGGTTGTTGATTCGTCCCAACTGTACATCTTCCCGTCTTGCGGCATCGCTACCGGAGGTTCCCACTGAGCGTCTACGTTAAGTAGCCATGATGGGAATGGCTTAGGTGGAATGAAAGCATCAATATCTGCTCGGTAGGTGTAACCAATCCCTGCGTAGTTCTTTCTAAACGATCCGTTGTAACTTGTTTGCTTCCACGCAAGGTAACCGTTTGACCAGTTAATTAAGAAGTCGATGCCTTTTTGTTCTTGCTCAACGCCGCTCTCATCAAGCAGTTCGTTGTTGTGAACGACATGCACCTCAAGCACGACATTGTTTTCGTCTAGTTTTGCAAAGTGAGCCATGTGCAATCCCTAGAATGTAATGGACCCGTTGCCGGTCCATTTGTAAATACGATAGCCTCCAGATACTGTAATCGTTGGTGATCCTGTGGTGGAGGTTGCAGCAGCGTAGTTGTCTGCGTAGCGGATGATGACAACACCGGAGCCACCAGCTCTAGAGGCTAAACCGGTTTGAATACCTGCCCCACCACCGCCACCTGTGTTAGCTGTACCAGCAGTGGAGGCTAAAGACCCAGTAACTCTAGCTCCGTTACCACCACCGCCTATGCCGCCAGTACCTCGTTGTGCTGCGCCTCCGTTGTAATTATCAGTACCGCCACCGCCCCCACCAGCGTAATAAGTGCCAGATCCTGTCGGCCATTCTTTACCTGCACCGCCATTACCTGCATTTGTATTATTTCCTGTGCCGCCGACTGCATTTGCACCGCCGCCGCCACCTCCAGATGTATAACTTAAACTACCACTACCGCCACCGTTGTTGCCTTGACCTGATATTCCTGTGCCACCAGTTCCCCGTCCTGCGCCGCCTCCTGATCCGCCACTACCCGCTTGAACTTGGTTGAAGTTTCCACCGCCACCGCCGCCTGTAGAGCTTATGCTTACTGCTCCACCTATAAATGAAGACGTGCCTCCCTGAGTGCCGTCAGTTGTGCTGGTTGCACCACCTGCTCCACCGCTACCGACAGTAACGGCATAACTGACACCAGCGGAAACGGCTTGATTAGTCCCTGAACTAAAACCACCTGCGCCACCGCCACCAGCGTAGCCACCACCACCACCGCCACCAGCAACAACCAAATACTCAACGGATGGTGGTGCTCCTGCGCTACCTGAGAAGATAGACGCAATCATTGCTGTTAAGTTACCCGCCATATCAAGTCACCCCTGGCCCAGTTACCCACCAAGTATCTGTATCAACTTTAATAAGTGAAGCCATGCCTTTAGTGGCTACCGTACGGTTTCCTGTTGATCCATTGGCTAGTTGGAACGTCACACCAGCACCAGAGATCGTTAAGTTACCGCTGTTGTTGTTGAGCGCAAGAATCGTTGTGCCTATGGGAAAAGCGACAGTTGCGTTAGTTGGAACCGTGAGGGTCGCCGTACTGCCACCAGTAAAGTAAACATGGTCGCCCGCATCAGTCAGCGCAAGCGTATAGGCAGTCGCACCACCAGAAACCTGTGGTGAGCCGATATAGCCCACTGAGCTAATAGGCATTGTGCTGTTCTTAAGCAACTTGCCCGTCGTGCCATCGTAGACCGCAAGAACTGAATCGGTTGAACTAGCAGGGCCAACCACATCGCCAGCACCCGCTAAAGCCATAAGGCTCCAGTAAGTTGCGTTCGTGGGTAGATTGCCCGTCGATGCCAGAATACAAATGTAAGTCGAATTGTTATAGCTGACTACATCATTAGCAACGTACGCTGTTGCGCCGTTGTAAGCCCCTTGCCAGATAAATGATGTGCCGTTTGTACCGTTTGTACCGTTGGTTCCAGCAAGAGCTAAAAGTGACCAATAGGTTGCGTTGGTAGGCAGATTGCCGGTCGAGTTAAGTATGCAGATATAGGATGAATTGTTGTACGAAACAACGTCGTTTACTACATATGCAGTGCCAGCACTGTAAGCGCCCTGCCATTTTGCACTTGCAGCATAAGTAAGGCTGTTCCAAGCGGTGGAGCCATTACCAATCTTAAATCGCCCTGTGTCCGTTTCAGCGCCGATTTCCCCTGCCATCAAAGTAGGGTTAGCAGAAGTCCACTGAGCAGCAGTGCCATTACGGGTTTGAATTTGAACGGCCATTAGGGTGCTCCTCCGTTGATAGCCTGTGCGCCGCCATAATTAGTTGAGGGTATGCCGCCATCCAGATTAGGCGAATTAGCCAACGTTGCTTCCGCAGGAAGTGTTACGAATACGTTTTGGGTTCCAGAGCTAAAATTTATTCTGCTTGTGTTTCCGGCAGAATTTGACAGGACTGTATCCCTTGACAGCGTTGTACCAGAAGATGTGTAAGTTCCAATTCCAACTTCCCAGTTAGAACCAGATTGATCGGCTATCGTGTAATAAGTGCTATTACCGTTACCAATGACTGCAAAGTCTTGGAACCCAGTTACCGCCGCGCCCAGGGTTATAGTTGTAGCCGACCCAGGCGCAGATACAGTAACTTGTACACGATCTGCGACGACAAAAGCCATTATGCAGACAAGCTGAACTGATACGTTACTTGAAGAACGTCACCACTAACAACCGAACGATCCCCACCTGTGAAGTCAGAAGCAGAAAACAACGTACCCGTTGTGCCACCTTTGGTGTTATCGCTTGTCAAGAACGCACCACCAACAGTTGTCGTACCGTTGATGTTAAACGATGCTTTACTTGCTGTATTAGTAACAACCGAAGGATTAGCCGTTGTCGCCGCAGCAAATGTTGCAGCAGGGCGCGTTGAATTGCTGTACGTTGTGTCCTCAGTCCATCCGGCGTGAGAAGACATGGTATCGCCTGCGGCGGGTGTATTAGACGCTCCAGCCCCGTAAAGACCAATATACCAAGAAGTGATGCGCGATGTTGCCCCGTCAAGCGACGTGCCAGCCATGTACTGAAGGCCCACGTTGACCACGAGGTTTTTAGATTCCGCTGTCCATTTGAGATTGCCGTCTTTGTCGTAGCACTCAAAGAAATACTTGCCCATCGCACGGGCTGCTTCTCCAGAACCTGGGCGAGCAATTAATCCGCTAGATACAGCATCATTTGTCTTTGCGTGTTCCATTATGAAATCCTCAATATAGAATCAGTTGCGCCCATTGGCGGAAAAGTAATAACCAAATTTGAAGCTGTTTTAGTAATTGTGTTACCAAAACTTAAAACACAAACCGCACGATTGCCGTTTGTTGAATTGTAAATCAGCGCCCCTGCACATGAAAGGGTCACGTTGGTAAACGTTGCGTCATCAAACGACCAATATCCTGTAGTACCCGAAGAAAGAGGGGTAATGTTTGTAAGTGCAATTCCACCGGCGGTGTAATTGGTTCCACTCGACGATACTTCCCCAGAGGATGTGTATACAGTGGTGCTAGCACTGAGATCGGCAGTTGCGACGTACAAGGCGAGTTTAAATACATCCCCCGTTGTCCTTGTAAAATTGTGCAAGGCTTGAGCAACCTCAGCTTTGAAGCTTGTGCACATTGTTTGGTAAATTGCCATACTACTTCACCGGATACCGTACTTGACCAGAACGATAAGCGTCCTGACGCTCCAGACCATCTGCCAAACGCTTTGCAAGTGCAAGAGCTTCTTTATATTGCGTGTCTATTCTGCCAAGCATGTCGGGTTCAGCTTTAATAAACGTATACCCTTCTTGCAGCGCTCCATAAAATAAAACTGAATCAAAATTGTCACCGAGCCAAGAAGTGCCAGCAGTCACAATTGATTCTGGGTAATAGTAATAGTGAAGCTCGACATTATAATTTGCATCAGGCGTTGGGCCTAACAAAAACGTCAGTTCATTAGTGATTGTGCCGCTGTTAACAGTAGGGCCAAAAATAGCGTAGTGGCGGGGGCGTCCTGTATTACCTGAACCGGTTGGTACAGGGTAAGCTTCACGAATAAAATTAACGTCTTTATTAAGCAAATAATGATACCGCCCATCAGCGTCAATAACTGCCATACTGTAGGGCGATAAAAAATCACTGGGGCACTCAAGGTATTTATTATTTGTCGTTGTCACACCCGTTACATTCTTGCGAATGGACGGAAACTGCATGGAGTTATAAATACGCTGCTCAGCCTGTTGAACAAAAACAGCAAGCTGTTCGTCCGACGTAAATGTCGTAACCGAATCAGAAAAAGTAATCGTCGGGAAGTCGTTCTCGACATACCCTCGGATCGCCTTTTTTAACTCCGTATAATTCACGCCATCGGCCCCCGGCACATAGTGCCCTTAGTAGCTGCTCCAGCCCCACGCATCTTAATGCCAGAGGTTTTAACGGGTTTACTTAGTTGATTACTGTATGCGCCGACACTCATAGCAAGCGTATCGGTGTTGCTATGATCAGGGCCAGATCCGGGCTCACTAGAAATGCCCATCTTCTTACCCTTCATCGTGTGCGGTTCAGCATAAACTGATGCAGGGCCGATTTCTTTACCGCCTTTTTTCATGCTATAGCTAGCCATTACCGCCCCCTTTGATTTGCAGCACGAGCAAGGTTACGCCCCATCTTACGCATATCCATACCCGTTGGACCGCCCTTTTTAAGCTTAGTCAGTGGCTGACCTTTGTGCTTGGCTTTCTCATGCTTGTGCACTGCGCCAGCAATCATCTTTTTGTCCTGCGCTAAGTCTTTCTTATCCATCGTTTGCTCCTACGATACGGTGACAGAATTAACCAAACCCTGCGCTACTAAATCGTTTGGGGTAAGCGCAGCATCAAAAGATCTTGAACCACCTACAGGGTTAAAACCCCACTGAATAATTCGACTGCCCATTGTAATCGTACCTAGCTCATCAATGCTAGCGTCATCATTCACAGGTTCAACTTGCAAGCCATTAAATCCAGCTTGCCTATAAGAATTAGAATCAACTCGCGGATTGCGAACAGCTTGCGGGTCATACACAGGGTACATACCAAGTTGTAGCTGCGGCTGATCTGGTTCCCAACACTCAGGGCAAACAAGAATATTGAC